CCTTGTTGCCCTTGAGCAGCTCGATGATGGCGTCGTTCGTGGTGGTTGTCATTGGGATCCTTCAGTGATTCGGGTTGGGCGTGCTGGGCTTGTCTGTTCGGACTACGGGCGCCATTCGATGTCAACGGGCGTGTGCCCGTCCGATCCTTCGTCGTCACCCGTCTCGCAGCCATAGTCACCATCGGCGCCCCAATCGCCGTTCTGTCCGGGCGTGCCGTTGGGATCGATGTCGAACTGCAGGGACTCGCCGCACACATCGCAGGTGGCGAACAGAGGGTAGAAGGCATTCGGTTGCATGGTCGTTGGTTCCTTCGTGATTCGGGTGATCGGCACATACTCACTATCGGCACGTCACCGACAGACTTGAGAGGTGGGGGATGATCCCCCCTGTGAATCTCGGGCAGGTGGGGTACCACCCCCCGGGGTATGATCCCCTGTGGCAAGGGGTGGGGTATAGACCCCCTATTCGTTCCTACAGAAACAGACCCCTAGGGGTACTTCTACAGGAACGAGACGATCGGGTGACTGGTCGGTCAGAACCTGCAGGCAGCTGTCGACGGCTCAACGCGCCCGACGGCCGTCGTACTGCCACGTGAGATGCAGGTCGGTCAGGTCGGGCAGGACGCAACGGATCGGCACGATCACGATCGACTCATCATCGGTGCCGACGTTGCGCGGATGCTCCATGTAGATGTCCTCGGCATCCGACGCGTCGTTGCACTGGACGGCCATCGTCCACGGCTGAAACCCTTCGGCCTGGTTGAGCACAAGCCACCACGTGCCGAAGTTCATGCTGTCGGCGACCACGTAGTCGGGAGGGTACGGCAGTTCTTCGCGTCCTTCATCGATGCCAAGATGACTGAAGTCGGGGAAGTTCGTCGAGTCGGTGCTCATCGGGATTCGGTCCTTTGATTCGGGTTGGGGAAGTGATGGTGGCATGATCACTATCGGTGGGCAAGAGCAGGGATTGAGGATTTCTCGGAAAATTGGCCGAAAAATCGCCGGGAAAAATCGCCGAAAAATCGCCAGCATATGGACGTTTCCCCCACCCCCACCCCACCTGTCGCCAACTGTGGACAGCCCGGTCGATGCCTGTTGAAGGAACAGGGCTGTCGATCCCTGGCCAGAGCTGGCCGTCCCTGTTGGGGCACCGTCCACCGGGGGTGCCTGTACAGGCAGGTCGGGCAGGTCGGGCAGGGATCCGAGGCTGTCGGGCAGCCTCGAGGCGCAGGGACTCGGCAGGCAGGCTGTCCCGAGTCGGCAGGGATCCGGGTGATCGGGTGATCGTGCCGACGTCGGGCAGGCAGGTCGACAGCTGTCGGCAGGGACTCGGCAGGCAGGCAGGTCGACAGCCTCGAGGCAGGCAGGGAACGGCCGTAGGGTGCCGAGTCGGGCAGGTCGGGCAGGTGCCGCGCCGACTCGGCATCGGCAGGTGCCGACGTCGGGCAGGCTGTCCCGAGGCAGGCAGGGACTCGGCATCGGCCGACGTCGGGCAGGCAGGTCGGCCAGTATCCGAGTCGACAGGGACTCGGCAGGTCGGGCACGTGCCGACGTCGGCAGGTATCCGGGTGATCGTCGGCAGGTCGGGCAGGCAGGCTGTCCGAGGGCGCGCCAGTACCCGAGTCGGCAGGGACTCGGGCAGGGACGGGATCGGGATCGGCAGGGATCCGACGTCGGGCAGGGAGCACGACGAAAGGGCCGCGCCTAGGCGCGGCCCTTTCGTCCTGTCACCTAGCGTCAATCGGACAGGTGATAACGGCAGATACGTGCCACCTCGACGTCGACAGCCGACGTGAACGTTTCTTCGTATGCATCGGCCAGCTGCTGAGCGATATCGGATCCGACGTCGATCCCGACTAGATCGGCATCGGCCAGTAGATGGGCGATCGTCGTGCCGTCGGCATGCTGGCCCGACAGGTCGGGATTCGGCAGGTCGATCGCGCCGACGTCATCCAACGCGTCGAGGATTCGACGGTAATCGTCGTCGGTCCCGCGTTGTTCGACGTCCTGCATCCACCACGCCGCGGCGTTAGTCCCTTCCGCGGTCCCCCGTTCCGAAGCCCTACCGATGCCGATGTCGACAGCATCGGACAGGTCGGTTTCGATAGCTTCGGTGACCGCGTGGATCAGCCGTTCCGCGATCACGTACAGCGCTAGTTGAGCGATCTTCTCAATATCGGACCCGTCGGGCTCATAGTCGGACACGTCCTCCCCATAAGCGCCTAGGTCGACGAACGTGGCCCAAAGATCGTGTGTGTAGACCGGAACGGCCGAGTCGGCCACGTCGTGATCGGCACCGTTGTACTGCATCGCCTCGGATAGGTCGGTTGAGTCACCGTCGAACAGGTAGTCCAGCGACTCAATCGTCGAGTCGCGCACGCTGGACAGGAATTGCGCGCCGGCCGAGTCGGCCGAGTCCGGACTCGGGCACCCTGCCTCCGATGCCAGATGAAAGGGGTTCCATTCACGGACAGTTGACAGGACGGATTCGGGCAGGTCGGACATCGGGTTTCTCCTACGGGTGATTCGGGTTAGGTCGGGCACCCGAACAGCCCGCGCACCATAGGGTGCGCGGGCAGGGTGCCGAGTCGGCAGGGTGGACTAGTCGACCTGCGCCCATTCCTTCAAGAAACCGACGTACGTGCGGATGCTGTCACCACTACTGGCCATCCAATGTTCGTGCACGTAGTTCGTGCGCAACTCGGGTGAACCGCGCCAGGGTTTGAGATTCTTCGCGGTCTGGGCACGACACTGCACGTGCAGCTGGACTCGGGTACCGGTCCACAGGGCTTTGCGTGCATCGATGGAATAGACGGGGTTCATCGTTCAGACCTCTTCCGCGGGGGTGACGTTGGGATCGATCGTGCCGGCAGGCAGTAGGTACCACGCGTGGCACGACTTGCACACTCGACGCTGCCCCATGTTCAGCCCCATGGGGTTCATCGGTCCGCCCAACGGGAACCCGTGGATCACGAACCGATGCTTACCGCACGTCGGGCAGGTCCACAGGGATTCACGTTCGAACGTGAACCGGTAGAAGTTCGAGTCGTGCAGCTGCATCGACCATTCCGAGTCGTCCTGTCGGACAACGGTCACCTGCGCCCAAGCAACGAACTGTTGGACGTGAGCGACAGTCTGCGGACCATTGGATGTGAAGACTCGGTCACCTTCTCGCAGGTCTTGGTATCGGGTGATCTTCATAGCGGTTTCTCCTACGGGGTGATTCGGGTCGGGCAGGGACTAGCGCAGGACGTCGATGAAGTACTGCGCGGTGATTCTCTGGGCGAGTGAGTAACGGCCATCACCCGCAATGGAACGCAGGACAGAGATGACGGTCACGACAGCTCCGACAAGCCCGAGTCGGTCACGTACACGCGGCCGTCGGACAGCGTGATCAACCCAGCGCGGGACAGGAACTGCAGTTGATCGGCGCCGATGCCATGCACTCGGGACAGGTAGTCCACCGGAGGACGATCCGACGTTGCGATCAGGTGCAGGATGTCCAGTAGATCCGAGTCGGCAGGCAGGAACCGAGTCGGCCGACTCGGCATCGGCTTCGTGATCGGCTTCGGTGCCGCGCCGACAGGAACGCAGACGTGATGACGGGGCGCAATCGTGGTCAACCGAGTCGGCAGGGAAGGACGGGTGATCGTGGTCTGATTCATGGCAGGGACTCCAGTACGGGGTGATTCGGGTCGGGCAGGGACTCGGGCAGGGACTAACGGTTGCCTGCCCGACTCGGATCCGAGTCGGGCAGGCAGGTCGGGCAGGGACTCAATCGCCGCAGATGAAACGGGCGTTGGCCGACTCGGCTTCGGTGGCATCGGGCAGGTCGGCGATCATGTCGGCCACTCGGAAGGCGAACGGATTCGTGAGGGCAGGAATCTCCGCTACGTGTAGTTCGATGCCGGAATGATGCAGACGGTAGGAACGGTGGGCGGTAGCAGGCTTCATCATGGCAGGCTCCTAAGAGGCTAGTGACCGGGTGACACTCACTCAATCGGCGCGTGGGCGCGATGAATGAAGGGAACGGCCAAGAAACTTTTCGGGCAGGTCGGGCAGGGACTAGACGATCGTGCTACCGACTCGGGTGACATCCAAGGCATCCATGTAGTGGTGATTCGGCGTACCGTCATCCAACGTGCAGTTCTCGCATCGAACGATCACGATCGTCTCTGCCGTTTCATCTTGGTACTTGGTATGCACGACATCGATCACCCGACCGACGTGGCCGCGCTTGTAATCGGCGGCAACGGCAGGGTCGACGATCACGACACGGGAACCCTTGCGCAGGTTCTGAGGATTCGTTGCCTTGGACATCGGTTTCTCCTACGGGATGACTCGGGTGATTCGGACTACTGATCACCATACGCTCACACACTTATGCGCACATGAGTCGGATGACTCAATTGTCGGGTGATATGGGCAGGTCGGGCAGGTGAACGGACTCGGCATCGGACAGCTGTCGACGTCGGGTGATCGGACTCGACGTCGGGCAACGGGGTGATCGGCATCGGCCACGTCGACAGCCTCGGACTCGGGCAACGGGGTGATCGGGCAGGCAGGCAACGGGGTGACCACGTCGACGTCGGCCACGTCGGGGTGACCACGTCGGGCAGGCAGGCAGGCAGGCAGGCAGCGGCCCTATCACGTCGGATCCGGGTGATCGGGCAACGGGGTGAACGTCGGCCGACTCGGACTCGGCATCGGCGCCGACGTCGGAGCGCTCGAAAGATGGGCTGTTTGGCCTATTGACAGCCGAAGTCAATGGGCCATTTGGCCCATTTGTCCCCTAGGGGGGACCCCCCCTAGGGGATTTTTCTTTCTGAC